TCACGTATAATGACCTCACGTTTGGAGACGGTCTTACTACGCTTGGTGCCTATGAGAACTACCACAAGTTCCGAGCCAACTCCCTCTACGACCCCGATGAAACAGGTGTAGGGATCCAACCGTACGGGTATGATCAGATCATGGGAGTTGCTGGATCCTCACTCTTCGATGTGTACAAGGTGTACGCTGCGAAGATCACCGTGTACTTCCAGAGGTTGGTCACTGATCCCTCTACCACCAACTCGACTGCATCCATACGATGCTGCATCTTCCCATCGGTTGCGTCGACACCTATCTACATTGAGTTCAATGACCTTGCTCGTATCCAAGGTGCTCGAACGAATCTCATCCGTACATCTGATGATACGGGTAAACAGAAGACTTCATGCTATTGTAAGATGAAGAATCTCTACCCACTCGGTGTCAATGCCACAGACCAGATCGCAGCATACAATGCGAACCCAGCTGCTGCTATACGATTCTTCGTGTGCTGGGACGGATCTGGATCCCTCATCGCCGACTCCACAGTCGTGTACGATGTCAAGATCAAGTACTACGCGAAGTGCTGGAAGCAAACCATGCTCAATGAATCATAAGTAACGAACAAAAATTTTTGCCAGGACCCTGATCATCGTATGTCGATGTTTTGTTTGTAACAATCGGGGGACACAGTCCACCCACACTCGTCGTGGTGGTGGTGTTTCCGAAGGAAACAACCACCACCACCACGACGAGTGTGGGTGGTGTGTATCAGGATTTTTGCGAAGGAAGCAACAACACCCTGTGCTCAGGGAGCTTGCTCCTCTTCCCCCCGTCGTAGGAATCTGCCCGCTTCTAATGTTAAGCGGGCCATTCCCCTGCTAGTCCGTAATATTTCGAATACGAAATATCTGTCCCATGTCCATGCTGTGCTCTCTGGTAGGAAGTTGGCCATGACGCATACGTGTCCTGGTCTCCATCTCATCCGCTTGCCCTGGTACTTGATTGCAGTCATACGTCCATTCTTGATTGCCTCCAATGGTTCGTAGATCGCATGCGCCTGAGCTTGCCTCGGGAGATCGATCATGATTGGTCTGTCGTTCAGAGTAGACTCGTTCGCGAGTATAGTCGCAGTGTCCCTCGCACCTCCAAGTTGCGTGAGGAGGATGCCATCCATCCAGTCCTCCACGTACGCAGCAAGTCGTGACTTGCCTCCTGATCCCACTGGGTCGTAGATCCAGATGATTTTCCGATCGTCCACTCGATCGTTGAGTATGGTGAGCAGCTGTTGCTGCCACTCTCTCCACTCCAACGGTGGTTCCACCTTGAAGTCGTCCCTCGGCTTACACCCGTATGCTGCAATGATTGGTATCATCTCATTGTGTGATGATGCTCCTCGGAGTGCATCTTGAAGTGTCTCACTCTTCCAGATCCCCTCCACCACCGATGATGCTGGCACCACATCGTCGTTCGCGTGATCCTCCTTCGCGATGTACTTCAGTGAGTTCCCCCAATGGAGTTTGGTACTCACCACGTCCACGTGCGGATGAATTTCCAAGTAGTCCCAGTACCTCGGGTTGGTCGTCTGCAGTTGAGATGCGTACTCGATCAACACATGAGTGTGGTCGTACCCCATCTCGCTGTCACCCTTCTCGTGTGCAAGGCGGATGAACTTCATCGCCTTACCCTTCTCCGTGATCCACTCGGTGTACTTCACCTTGTCGAGGTGAGTCTTGTAAGTGAGCATCACTCGCTTGTTCGCGAATCGAAACTTCGGTTCCATCTTGTTTGTTTGTTAGTGAGTTTGTTAGTTCCCGAAAATCACGATTTTCGAAAGTTGGATTTTTGATGCGTCTACAAAACCAACCACCCACATGTCATGCCAACTCGACGAAGCGCAACTTCGTACACTCGCCGTTCGACTCGCCGCCGACCCACTACTCGGTCGCGAGGTACTCGGAGGACTTACACCCGTAGAGCACCTCAACGAATTGCTCGTCCGATTTCGTCGAAGCGGTCAGTCTGGAAGAACCCGATGGCTCGGACAGCAACTTACTCCTTCACGTATAATGACCTCACGTTTGGAGACGGTCTTACTACGCTTGGTGCCTATGAGAACTACCACAAGTTCCGAGCCAACTCCCTCTACGACCCCGATGAAACAGGTGTAGGGATCCAACC